GCCTTCCAATTTCCTTTTCCACATATCAACTGAATACAACATTTGCCCGGGTATGATAGATGCCCATTTGAAAGTAGCATAGGCATCCGTAGTTGCGAGCGTCCCGGTAGAGATCACAACCGGTTTGGCCAGGAAAGCCTTGATATCTTGGGTAGTAGTAGTACAAGCACTATCTAATACATCCCTAGTCAAAGGGACATAAGACTTTATTTGTGAAACAGGTGTTTCAGCGTCAACACTATCACCTGTAGTGCCCGAATTTTGGGCTGGAGACTCACTTGTACGAGCAGTCTCCAATATGGACTCATTAGTTAGTCCAAGAGCTTCTGTTTTTGTTTCAGCGGTACGTATATTACCCCCACGGCGTACCAGCCTATGGGGTTCACCCTGGTTTCCTGGACTTGACTGGGGTTGCCAGCGAGACGTCCTGGAAGTAGGCCTAAATAAGCCATCTCCGCCTTCCTCAAAGCGTCCGACATTGATTTGTTCGCCAGGGATTTTGTATACAATGTCGTCGTAACCAGTGAGGAATCGTTGCTCACCATCAGAGAATCTCTCTCTGTTATTCACATTTCTGAAAAGAGCATCATAATCTGTGATTGAAGGCGGTTTGAAACCTTCAACTTCTCTAATTGCGAGAAGAATTTTATTCTTCCAAACTTCAAAGATTGGTCTCGGATAAAGACAAAGCTCTTCCAAAGCAATCTCAACATTCTTCTCAGCAATAGCATCAGCATCTACGCCTTTTGTAGTCCAATTCATTATATCGAGAATTGTATCTAACTCAAGAGGCGCGACGTATTTACCAGTCTTAGGATGTACATAAAACCGGCGTTTCAAGAACCCTACGTCGTTGAGGGTTCTCATCCCAATCTCAAAATGTTCTTTAGATTTATCTTCGGGAGTATAAACTTGCCCGAATTTAACCATGGATTTAGAGATTGAAATTTCATTAAATTTATCCACCAAATTGGGTTGGACAGCAAACACATGATCATCACCCATTGTTTGCATTTCAACTTCATGATTGAAGTCATGAGCATATCTCTCTTTAGGATGCATAATATCAATCCAACACATCCTCATATAAATATGATTAGCAAGATTGTTATAAATAGTAGTGGGTGGAGCTCCAGATGGCAA